CGTGAATATCCTGCGGTTCAATACGTCTAACCGTTGTATCTCCACCTGGAACCTGAATACTAATAGAAGGTATTTCGTCAAATATAGGACGACCCTCTTTTAGCGACTTCTCTTCGTTCTCGTTGTAAGCATAGAAAAACTGCACGTTCATGCCAGCATAGCGCTTTTTCTGCTGCTGCTGTCCTGACATTATGCTCCCCCAGTCTACTTGTGCCATTGTCTAATCTCCATAAATAGGCGTTAGTGCCCACCTATTTATAGCATTACCCTTCAATAACGACCAACGTATTGATAGAACTACCACTTGTTTGATAGGCCGTTATAGCTCCAGCCGGTACAAACCCCGCCTCAAACCGTAATATGTTAAGCCCTGCTGTGCTTTTTAGAACAAAGCATTTATTTGTAGAGGTTGGGGTTATTCCTGTTAAGGTCTGACCCTCAAGCCCTATAGCTATGTCAGCAGCAGAATTGTTTTGAATAAGTAGAAACTTACGAAAGCCATCAGCGGTGGCAATCGTTGTGCTAGTAGCCGTAGCGATTGTTGGGGTAGAGGTTACTGTATTACCGGCTAAACATGTCATAAATCACCTAATAAAGCGGGGGGATTGCTCCCCCCTAATAATTATGTAGCTTTAGTAAACTTTAGGTAAAAGAAAGACGTTCCGTTTGATACCACTACAAAACAGTTAGTATCAGCATCAGCATCTTTAACAATACCCACAAAACCCGTTCCTACAGTAGCAGGAGCGCCAAACGAAGTTGTTAGCTCTGCTGCTGTTGGGGTTGTGTCGTTTACGTTATTTACTGCTTGCTTAGTACGAACACCGGCAGCGGTAGCATCTACTACAGCAGGTTGAACCCCGTCGCATATCTGCACTGCGTGCTCAGGTGGCATACCAAGACCAATAAGATTTGAAACTGTTGGCATAAATCCTCACAATTAGGGGGCTATTTCTAGCCCCCATTAGGTTAGTTTACCTTCAAGTGTCCTACAGAGAACAACTCTACGGCAGCTGCGCCTGTGTTGGTTGTGAGTCCTACAACGTAAGAAATCTTAGTTGTAGAAGCATCATCAGCTACACCAGCAGTTGCAGTTGTAAACAAGTTAGCCTTAGCAACATATGAAGCCGCTAGCTTTCCACGAATACCCTTGCCCGATCCGCCACCGTTTAGCCCACCAACCCATACCCAAAGATACTCATCATCGGCAGCAGCTACTTGAGCCACACCAATTAAAAGTCCCTGTGAACCTGCGTTAGTAGTTGTTAGCATAGCAGCCTGACCGTCAGCCTCGATTTTCACGAAACCGTACTGGTCAATAGCTCCGCTAGCCTGAACAAAGACAAACTCACCTTCTACAAGCGATCCTACAGTCATTACCGGTACTGGCAACGGAAGAGTATCTACTGTAAAAGTCTTCTTATAATTAACACCAAATGATCCTACCTGTGACATATTCCAATCCTCCTAATTAAGCGTAAATTACACCCTGGAGAGCCGGAGCTGAACAGCAGAGGTTTCCTTCAACGATAATTACGGTGAAGAAAGCATCCTGGTCAATCGGACGGTCCATAGTTGGCGTTAGTGGCTTAAAGTCAGCTCCACGAACCATATCGAAAGTCCAATACTTAGTATTGAGCAATCGGCACGAATTCGACTCAAGAACTGACGATCCGTATCCACCATCGAACACGAAATCGCATCCGTCATAGCTAAGAACACGGAATCCAGCTACAGCCTTCTTTGTAGGAAGCTGAATACGCTGAATTGCAGTTAGTGAGCTATGAAGGTGCTTCCATGCTGTACGATCCATGAGACCAAGGTCCGGTGCCTCAGAGCCACGAGTTAAGCGGCTGATAACATCGGTAATGTTCTCCTGAACGTTTGCAGCTGAAAGAGTTACGTTTGTTGCGTAGTTTCTAGCCCAAAGGTTAGCAGTACGATCAATTCCACCGTAAGTACCAGAAGACGGAGAAGTTGAAACGGCTTTCTTAACACCGTCAAACTCTAGTCCACCAGCTCCAGTTCCATCGCCACGAAGGGAGGTAGAAACTGTATTCTTTAGGCGCTCGATAGCAGCTTCCATCTTAGCCTCAGCTAGATCAAGCAAAGCAGCCTCATCACGATTCGCACGCTTCTCGCGTCCGTTCATCGCTACAGGCTCATAGCACTGCTTAATCTGGAAACGGAAAGCTGTAAGGTCATCGATCGAGGACAGGTCAAAAGCCTGATATCCCTGATAGAATCCACCTACTGCTGCATCGTTGTACATTACTGGCTTACGGAGCTCATAGCCGCCGCCAATCTTCTTGATTCTTCCCTTCTCGTCCAGAGTTGAGGTAAGCGGGTTGTGGTGAAGCACCAAGTCCGCTATCTCTTCTGACTGATCCCAGAGGGTTGATACAATTGCCTCTTCTAAATTAGCCATTTTAGTTATCCCTTAAAGTTTATGGGATAACCGTATGGCTATTCTCCTATGAATCGCCTCCGCAGGTTATCCCCTATTGATTTTGATTGTACCCTGGGAGTGCCGCTACCAGCGGAGCCAGATATTGATTTGGCAGCTTGTTTCGCCTTTTGAGCTACTGCTTGCTGCTGCTGTATTGCCGGCTTTGCGGTCATTTTTTGAACGAGACCGGAGAAAGTCGGATTGCCGTTAACCACATAATTGTATGCAGTCTCTAGTACTTGCTCAGGGGAGGAATACCGCCCTGTAGCATTAAGAGCCTGAACAACTGGAGCCATTTCAGCCTCTAATTGAGAAGCTGTTTCTGGATCCCTGAATAACGGCTTGTTATTCATAAATGAGTTTACTACCTGTTGGTTGTAGTACTCAAGTGCCTTTTTTTCGTTCTCCGACTGAATAGACTGAAATCGTTCTTCAGCTATGCGCTCTGCATCTTCCCTAGTTAGGTATTGCGGCTGCTGAAACTCTTGCGGTTGGTAATTGCTTAAGTCCTGCGGTTTAATTCCGTAAGAGTTTAGCCAATCAAGGGCCGTCTCTACTGGGTTGGCTTGCATAGCCTTGTCCCATGCAACGGCTCGCCTGGTAACATCAGCTATGGAAATACCGTCTCTAGCGTATTCGTCCTCGTACTGCTTGATTGTCTCGTATAGCCCAGAGGTTTGACGTTTTAATTGTTCAACCTCCTGCATTTTTCGGCTATAGTCAGATCGCGTCTCGTAAGCCCTACGGTTTAAATAGGATTGTAAAACATGAGCATTGGCAGGAGTCGGGTTAAGAAAAGCGTCCTTTTCGATAGCGTTCATGTCAGCGGGGGGAGCCAATGGTATAGGCGCTGGCTGTGCAGTTTCTTGAGAAACTACGGCGGTATGATCGCTAGAGCTATCTGCTTCACTTGCTTCGGTATTACCGTCCTCCTCTTTGCCGCCGCTTTTGAATTGCTGTTTTAGGGACTGCCTAATCGATAAACTAGCCGGTTCACGCTCTACGGTAAGCTCTGTATCTGTAGGGTTTAAGGTTTCGTTATCTTCCATTTCTATACCTATCTATTATTTTGTTGCTTAACTCTTTGGCCATACTACGAGTGGATGCGCCTGACTCATGGTCAGGGATGTACCCCCTATCGTAGGAATCGCCAACCTCAATAGCTCCAGCAGCCTTATAGGCCGCCCGTAGCTTTGATTTACTGGTATAGACTTCTTTAGGATTTAGCGGATTACGAGTCGGTTCCATTTCGTCTTGGATAAACAAGTCACGAGCATTGGACTGTACTCTACGTTCTACTTGCTCTATTGGAACTACTTTCTGTTTAACGGAACACCACTGGAACAGTTTGTATTTTGTCATAGGTCTATTTTTGCTAACCACATTAAAGCTTTCAATCGCTTTATACGGTTATTTCGTTTGCGGGTAAACTCCTCAGCTTTATGTTCTGCCTCTTGTAGCTGTAAGAACGCTTGCATTTCCATCTGTCTTGCCGCTTCTACTGCTACGGCATGGCGGGTCATTACTTCCTGCTGTAAGTCCTTTATAGCCTGAATCGCACGTTTTTGCTCATCAATTCTTTCAGATATTTGAGATTCTAGTTGCGCCGCTTGTAACGACGCCTCTTCCATCTTTAGCTTAATCTCAGCCTTACGCAGTGCTTTCTGCTCTTTTATTTCAGCTAATATTGCAGCTACTACCCCAGGCGAATCTGCTGGAACATTGGTTGCGTCAATAGCGTTTAGCTCTTCTACGGTATCTGCTCCGTATATAGCTTCGTAGATTAGCTTCTTCCAGTTGCGTAACTCTCTGGACTTTTGCTCTACTTGTGGCCGCTTTTGCCTAGCTTTTAATAGCTGTGCCGCAATCTCTTCTTCTTCTTTAGACTCTGACCGTTTGCGCTTATACCTGGTAAGAATATCAGAGGTATCAATAACACTAGAAACGGATGTAACAGTAGGTAGGAATATCTGAGCGGTAGAACCAAGCAGGTTAAGCGTTATAGTTTGAACGCCGCCAACCTGTGTAACGGTAGGCAGGAATATCTGTGCGGTCGACTCTAGTCGGTTTAGCGTAATGGTTTGAACGCCACCGCCCTGAACTACTGTAGGTAAAAAGATTTGAGCAGTAGACTCTACCCTATCTAGGGTTATGGTCTGAGTAGCAGATTGAGTTTGTAGGAGCGTTAAAAAGCTCATGCGTCATTTCCTTCGCCCCCAGGCGGATAAACCGGTTCATCCCCATTGTGTACTGGTATTTGGTTATCAGGATCAAAAACTATTTCGTCATATAGAAAGGGAGCAAAATAGGGAGAAACTCCATCCCAAACAATTTTAGCAACACACTTTTGTTGATAAAAAACTGCGTAGTACGGCACGTTAATAATACTCCACTACAATTACCAAGCCATTACCGCCTAATCCGCCAGTTCCGCTATTTGCGCTACCACCGTTAGTTGCAGCGCCACCACCACCACCACCAGCTCCAGCGTTGCCACCATTTCCACCAGCTCCACCGCCTATAGTAAATGTATTATTTCCGCCTCCGCCTCCAGAACCAGAAGTTCCGACTCCAATAGTTAGCAAAGGGGTAACATTATTATAACCAATAAGCTGTAATGCAACGTTATCGCTTCCGTTATTGCCAGCGCCGCCGTTAGCGGTTCCTCCTGCTACGGTAGCACTCAAAGTATTATTAATCTGATACGCTCGTCCACCAGCTCCGCCAGCAATGCTTGTTCCCGCAGCATTTATTATGCCACCAGCCCCGCCGCCGCCAACATTACTTTCACGCATTGAGTTTTGCGTTCCTGCTACGGAAGTTGTAGTTGTGCAGTTTCCTCCTACTGTTCCAGCGCTAGAAGGATAAATAGGTGGAGTACAGGTTGTAATTAAAGCTCCTGCGCCACCAGTAGTTGCTCCCTGCAAACCACCAGGGCCGCCACTCCCACCAGATGCAATAACTTGACTTCCAAACGAGGACGCCGTTCCGGCTCCTCCAGGATTCCCGTTTGTGCTATCAACTGTTATTGCGGCACCACCAGTTCCACCTGCGCCTACAGTAATGCTAACGGAACTGGCCAAGTCTTCAGCGTCAATAAAACGAACTGCAATAGCGCCACCGCCACCGCCGCCACCACCAGCACGAACTCCACCAGAAGCTCCACGACGACCACTACCACCGCCGCCACCGCCACCAACACAAATTACTTGCACTCGTTTAAGACCAGCTTGTTTAGTCCAAGTATCGGAAGCGGTATACTCATAAATTATACGTTGGCCACCACCAGGCAGCCTGGTTAGTGTACCTGTAGAACTCATATTGTAATCGCCTCAGCAGGTATAGTTATCTGCGTATTGCTTGTATCTACTCGCCTAACATCAATCTGATTAGCGTTAGTTATTCCAACTACAAGCCTAGAAGAGCCGCTAAGAATCGTCATAGCGTTACCAGTTGCGCCTCTGCGGTACTCAATAGCAACGGAAGATGTATTGACTATATCTAGTGAATTGCACGTCTGAGAACTAAACGCAGTATAGTTTGTCCCTGTAGCTGCCGTTGTTACGCTCATTATAGTAACGCTATTAGCGTTTGGTACCGAAGCTGGCATCGGCAACGTTGAGCTAACGTCCGATCCGTCATTTACAGAATCGGCGCGAGCAACTTTCATGCGCTGATACAGTATGCCGCCAATATCATCGGCTGCAATTGTTGCCCCTGTTCCTGGCGTATATCCTACGTTATCGGCCATAAATCTCCTTTAAAGTGCAAAGATTCCAGAAGCGTTAAACTGAACATCAATGTTGTTACCATTTGGCGTAACAGGTAATCCGCTTGCTGCTACATCAAGATACATAATTAGCGGGGATGTAGCTGCTGAGCCTGTATCTTTGTAAATGATAAGAGCCTCTACGGATGCGCCAGTAACAGAAGTAAAAGTTACATCCGCCGCATCAAACACGCCGTTGGTTATAGTCTTTGACGCTAATGTTGCAGCGGTTCCAATTACAGCGGATGAAGCTGCTGAAAAGAACTCATCAGTTGAGCTATAGGTGTAAACGCCAGTATCTATCAAAGCTATTTTGATAGTATCACTAGGCAAATTGATTAAAGCAGATCCAAACTTTTCCTTACCTTTAGGATAGAGTGCGTTTGCCATTATTCTAATTCAATCCCGCTAGGGTTGCCTTCTTCGTCTAAAGTTATTCGTTGTACCTTTACTTCTGGTTGCTCTGTTATTTCAATCGCTGTTGGATTGCCGTTATCATCAGTAATTATCTTGCCTGACTTCTTGCGGCCTGTCATACCACCCATGCTCATTAGCCTTGGGGTATTAACCTGCTCCATCCGTAGTCTAACCTGCTCTAACGCTTGTTCAGAAGCAAGTCTGCGCTCTTCCATTAGCTTCTCTGATTCAGATAACTTAATCCGCATGTTCTCAAGCTCAAGGCGCTGTATCTCAAGGATATGCGACATCTGCTGAGTTTCTTGCTTAATAAGATTCTTATCTGCTTCAGTTTGAGCCAACGACTGAACTTTAAGCATATCAACCTGAACGGCTTGTCCTTTGATTTGGACTTCCTGTTGGTCAATAGCAAGGCGTTGCTGATCCATGTACTCTTTAAACTGCTGCTCTTGTACTCGAAGCTGCGATTCAAGTTGGTCACGCTGCATTTTGAGTTGTTGATCCTGGTATGCAAGCTGATTCTTAACAGCTTTGTCTTGCATCTCCATCTGAGCGGCTTGAAGCCTAGCTTGCGACTCAACCTGTGCAATCTGCATACGGCCTTGGATCTCAAGTGTCTTAGGATCTGGAGGTGGCGGCTGTTTGGCTGCCTCTTCTTTAGCTTTGGAAATTTGCTCAATCTCTTTAAGTGCCTTGCTAAACAACCCGTCAATTTCCTTACCGCCTTTAAAGCGCTTAATAAAGTTTTGGAATAAAGACAAGCTAAACTGAGCTAGTGGCGGGTATTGCTCTACTAGGCCACGCATCTGGTCAAAGAATCCACCAGCGGCCTGAATAAGCATAGAGCCTTCCTGCTGCTGCTGTTGCTGATCGATAGCTACCATAGAGTCGGAAGCTATTTCGATACGGTAATTACGCTTGGTGTTATCCCTAAATATCTCTAAGATCTGTTGCTTCATCTCATCGATAAGCTGTAGCGGGTCCGGTGCTGGCGGTGCCATAGGTGGCATTGGTGCCATTCCTTCTTCCATTGGCATACCTTCCGGTCCTGGCATTGGCTCAGGAGCTGGAGGAGGTGGCGGGATAAATATTGTAGGCTCGATTAAAGCGTCTGCATCTGCTGTTTCAAATATGCGTTCTGGATCGAACTGCTCTGCAATAATTGTGCCAAGATGCATAATGGCATCAGAGATAAACTTGCAGAACATGTTCTGGCGCACGATTAGGCCAAGGGAGGACCAAGCGCTTTCAAGTCTATTAGCTGTGGCGGACTTGTACTGCTCAGATGTACCACGCAATAAGTCTGATACCTTTAGTGTTTCGTATAGTTGCTGCAAAGCTGATTGCCGGTTCTGCTGTAGCGTATTAAGTACGTTTACAAACTGCTCAACTGGCAAGAATTCCATGCCGCCCTGTAGCCCGCCACGCCCCTTGTTAGCGGTCCAGCCGGTGACGCCGATACCTTTTAGATCATCTTGAAATAGCTGCTCAAGGTAATCACCCATAGCAGCATCATAAAGGAAGTTAGGCCGTACTGCCTGAGTTAGCGCATGAATACGAGTAGTAAGACGCTCAACCTCAAGGATTTGGTCTTTAACATGAGAGTAATCAGATACTGGGATTACACTGTTAGGGTCTTGGGTTTGTCTAATAACAGAACAAGGGTAAAAGCCCTCAAACTTAATAGGCGGCTCTGTCTCTTCGATTAGAACATCTTCGTAATTGGTCTGAATCCAGTAAACCTTATTAGTGGCTTCGCACCAGATTTCCCAGATTTCAGCTTTACCCTCAAACTTCTCGTCCTGTCGGCTAGCCTCTTTCTTGCTAGTTTCTGGAACACTATCGTAATTTAATTTATCCGCTTTTTCTTCGCCAAATAAAGCCGTTGCCTCGTCCCTATCCAAGAAGGCACGTTTTGCTTGCCATTCGACTTCGGATTCGTTTCTTGCGTCTGAGCAACGGTAGTCTGAGAATTGGACAACTTCAAGAACCGCTTTCTCACTGACTTTTTGCTCCACTTCAACGGAAGCGATAAGAATACCATTAGATGCTTCAGTAAACCCTTCAGTATCTCCTTCATACGGTGTCCCATCTCCTTGAATTAGAGCGCCGCTAGGGTCACGAATTACAGCAATTTCCTGAAATACTTTTTCAAACTTTGGAGCGTACCTAGCCCATAATACAGCCTGGCCGGTTAGTAAGAACTGCAAAGCTGCGTTATAGCCCACCTTATCAAAGCTAAAGTGGCAATCCATCGAATATTGGGTATTACGCTCAAGGATAACACTCCCAAGCTCATAAGGTTGCCCCCCTGCACGTTTACGCAGGTTTACTTCAGCCTTGGGGGTTGAGCTGTAGTAAGCAGGTAGCAAAGTATTTACACAATACCACCATACGTTTAAACGACGGGGAGCATCTTTTAGAGTTTCTATCTCTTTAATGCCATTAAATACTTTAATGGACTCATCGGCTGATTTAATGAACTTTTCGTAGCGTCTATCGGCTTGAGTAATTTGAGACTTCCACCAGCCGGAGGAGTATTTCTTAGCTAAGGGCCGAATAGTTTTATTTTTCATATTTGAGCGCGCTTATTCCTAGCCCTGACTTTAGAGATATAACTTTGTAGTTTAATCATGCCCCTGTTTAATACTTGTTCTGGCTCTTCCCACTTAGAATCAATTAAACGTGTCTTGCAAAGGTATCTTAAAGCATCGACGCCGTGGTCATTACCCTTGCTGTCTAGATCCTCTGCTTTTTGTTTGTCTATTGACATAGATGGTAAAGTTTCTAGCAAGTATGGGCAAGTGGCAAAGAAGTATAGAAGCGGTGGGTTAGATGTCAATCTCTGCCGTATCTGTGACCAACCTGAGATACGGTCATTATCAGCTTGTCTAAACGATGGATGCTTATATTTAGAAAACACAGTATTGAACTGGTCGTTAATTGTAGGACCCCCCTGATTATTAAAGATGCTAGGGTCAGCAGCACAGATAGGCGTCTCTCCTACTGATAATGCTGCGATTCGTTCGGCCTGAGTGACGTTATCAACTCCTTTGCCCCATAGTTCTCGATATATGATAATTGACCCTTTAGGATATGGTACTTCCTTACCATCGTCAGTACGTCCACTACTAACAGCACCCCAGACAGCAGCAAAAGGAGAGTGATAGCCCCAATCATAACCCATATAACGGGGCCAATGCTTAGGTACGTTGAAAGGAGAAATGATATGTTTAGAGCTAAACTCAGGAAAGTAACTTCCTTCATGGATTTCAAAGTCTCCTTCTAGCCAAGCTCGCACAAGCTCAGGGCTTCCTACCATGTGCAAGCGGTTAATATAATCAGGGTCACGAGCTAACAAAATTTGGTTGTCCGTTACCCTACTTGGAATATAGATATAGTCGAAACTAGCTCCGTTGGGTAAGTCTTTTTTAAGGAGCTTCATCCCTTTAGGTGCTGGCTTGATAAATAGCGCCTTTAGCCAGGAGTGACCTATACCACCAGGGTTAAAGGTTAGGATGATTTGACCGCCGCCCTTGCCTCGTAGTGCTCCGAATAGCTTCCAGATAGGGGAAGGGTCAGCATAGTTTCCCGCCTCTTCTATAGCGCAATCTGAGTTCTTGTTGATGAGGCCGCAATCTGATATATAATGATTAGCTTCTTCAACCGTTAAATCAGTAACTAATTGAGCGCCAACGTATGTCATTACCATCTTTCCAAAAACAACATCCTCAGCGAGACAAAACGCCTTGCCGCTATAAGGATGCACCCACCACTCTGAGTGCTCAGGGTTATGTTTTTGAATGGTGTCCGACCCATCCCCGTTCAATATATGGGACAATTCAGCAGCACCGTCTTGTAATGGAAGTTTACCTTGGCCGTTTTCTACAGCCTGGGGAGAATGTTCATCACATAAACCACGACAAGACTGACAATCGCATTGAGAATTTGCAGTTATTTGCTTCTTGGTCGGAACATTTAAAGGAGCATCACAAAGCGTGGAGAGCGAACCCAGAACTGGTTGAAAAAGTGCGTCAAGCTGCTCAAAACCCTGCCATATCTTTTGCTTCATTAGGCATGAGTCCGACAACTGTTCGCAAGATTTGCCAGGAGCATGACATTCAGTGGAAACGGCGTGGGAACAACGTGCGAGCTTACGAGCTAACCGAACAGTCGGTGCGTGAAGCGTTACAGGGACGGACAACGAATCAAGCTGCTGCGTATTTAGGGTGTCATCCAATGACTCTATATAATAAGTTTTCTTATCTTCTTTCCAAGAGAACCAAGCCTGGTGCTTTAGACCCTTATATGCGGGAAATATACGATCTACGTTACAAGCAGATAGTGCCCATTGCAGAGATTGCTGGTCGATATGGCGTTTCTGAGACGTGTGTTGCAAGGAGTTTGCAGAGATGGAAGAAACTCCGTGTGCCGTCAAAACAGGGTGCCAAATGGGATTTTTCTGCGCCCCCACCACGTTGCCGTCCTGGTCCAAAACCTGGCTCTCGACGCAAGGGGCTAAGTAAGGCGTAGTAAGATTTTTTACTTTTCGTGGCCCTAATAAGGTTGCCACCATATCGCCTATTTGAATAGCTTCTATCGGCTTAAATGACCCGTCTGCCATTCTGATACGAGTGCCAACAGCTACGCATAAATTTTGACCCTGGTATTTCTCAGCATCAGCATCATTGGCTAAGGGTCTAAAACGTAGGCGACCACCACCTAAGAAGGTAAATTGCTTTTTCTGGTCCTGGTAATGCGCTTTAAGCGGGAGATATATCTGTTTGGCACGTTCAATAAGGTCATCAGCTTGAGGAAGTTCTTTGCGAAAAAAGATAGCATTAAAGTCCTGGCCTAACTGTTCTTGCTTAATTGCAAACTTACCTAATACGCCGTCGGTTTTGCCTCCACCTCGCGCACCACCAAAGCCAATAAGCGTAATAGGGCAGTGAATTAGCGCCTCTTGAGCGCCAGGCTGAGGTGCCCATACTACATTTACGTCTAAGGCTTCGGTCATTTGCGGTAGGTTACAGTATCTTCGTCATAAATCCTATTAACTTCGCATTTAGGATTCTGACATACAAAATACTCGCCTGAAAGACCAGCAAAGAAACTAACGTAAGGCGTATCTTCCCCCACCTTTTCTAAGGTTAAAACCTCACACTTAGGGCAACGCATTACTTGTCTATCGTTTTCTTTGAAGCTGTGCTCGATCCCCATACCTTATCGTATTCCTCTTCTGTAATTTTGTGGTCTATTAATCGAAAACCTCGTCCGCACCATTTTTTAGTACAAACCACGATAACATTATCAGTAACTATACTTCCTGGCTCTAGACAATTTGGGCATAAGTAATAACTAATCTTCTGATTCTTGGGTGAGATACCTTTGAACAAACTCTTCTTTGGACATCGGCTTGGCACTAACCACACTCCTAATCTCGCCTGTAATCTCCAGGGTCTGCTGCTCTGACCAACCAAGTTTAGTCTTTAATAGGTGTAGTAGGATAGGAGTATTTCCATTCATAGCTTCAGCTATAGCCACCGTAGCTAACCCCTTTTGCATCTGACTTTGCCCCTCTAGGAACTCATCAGAATAATACTTGTCTAGAAGGTAAGTACTAATCCTAGCAGCTAAAGCAGTAGAGCTTTTAGATAGCCCTAAACGCCCCATATCCCGTATCTGCAAAGCTAACTGCTCATCCCTTTGATGGTCTCTAGTTTGGGGTATCTCCCGCATTACAGGAGGCAGTACCTCTATTTCAGGATTTTTTAAAATTGGGTCAGCCTCTATAACTTCACCCTGTTTTAAATCGTTTTCATCCATAAATTTTATCCCCTAACTATTACCAACTATACAAGAAATTGAAATAGTTCAAAACACCCCATTGACCTTTGTTTTGACTTAACCCCCTAATACCCCCACCCCCCAGTCGAATGGAGAGATCTATTCTATCCAGTACGCACCAGCGTAAAGCCCCCCTCGCCCCCTAAGGGGTATCACACTAACACAACATAACCGTAATACTAGCTATTAAACTAGCACAATGTTTGAGCATACATAGCGGAATTTTATATGGGAGGTTAGGTATAGACTTAACCGGTACCCTACTCATTTTCGAATTCGTTACGTTTTTGGAATTTATAGCCTAGCATTCCAGCTTAAGAGCCTGAATTTACTACCTAAAACCTGAAACCATACCTAAATATAGAATTGACCGATAAGTATTGTTATATGTCACTATTTATTTAACTATGCGATATCGTTAAGTAATTGCATGAACTCATCATTAGTCATACCACTAGCTTGGTACAGTACGAGTACTTCTAGTGGATGGTACAGTTGCTTGGTACGCTCACGATACCGTAGTGACGCTACATTAATACCCAACATATCAGCAAAGGGCTTGCGAGTTAGCTTAAGATACTTACGCACTGCAAGGTAGAGATTACCTCGTGATGTCGGCAAAGCATGGCGATACCCTTCGAGTATTTTAGCTGGTGCCGGATTGTATCTCGATCGTTTTGGTGAATGACGCACAATGTTCCACACAAGATAAGAGTACTCGCTAACTCGCTACACTTGCAAGCCTAGCTCTACTCAAAAATATTTATCACCTATTTGCATCTTATCTGTAGACAGAGTCATCCTAATAGTGTAGCTTAATACATATAGCAGATAACAATTACGTTATTTGCTAGTAAATGAGGAGATATATGAGATACGAGACAAAGCTAGAAAGAGCAGAAAGAATAGAAGATATTTTAGATGGTATCGTGTTTTACGGTAGCATGATTGTCGTAGGTCTGATGGTAGCTATCGTTATATTCGGTGGTCACGCAATTAATAACTAATAACTAAAGGGAAGAGATGAAAGTATTACATCAAAATATTTCAGCGTGGGGTGGTTATGGCTATAGGGCTGTAACTGATAACAAGACTGGGCAGGTTAAGCTACAAGAACGTTATAACGGTGGACGGTGGC